TTGCGCCACAGCCGCTTCCAATGCCTTGCTAAAGCCTACGGCCTGTTCCTTGGTATTTACGTCGCCAACCTTAACGGCCAGCTCAGAATATTCCGCGCTCAGCCGAGCAATGGCTGCGGCCAAATCTGCCGCCGCCCTTTCATTGCCCAGCGCCTTTTGCTTATCGTATTCCTTGGTAAGTTCAACCAGCCGAGCATTCAACGGGTCCAGCGTGGCGTTATTCTTGGCCCACTGGCGCTCGAGCGCATCGCCCGCGACCATTTCGCCGTCCAGCGCGGCGTTCTGCTTATCAATCGTTTCAGTAAACTTGTCGAATTCCTTTTGCGTTTCGACCACGGCCTGCCCAATGGCAAGGATAAGTGCCGCTTCGTCGATGCGTGCCTTGGCAGCTTCTTTCTGCTTATCGGAAAGTGTTACGTGCTTTGCCTCAGCCTCCGACAGGATTTTCTCCATCGCGGCTTGCGCCGTGGCTGCCGCCGTGGCTTCTATCCGGCTGGCGCTAACCTTGCCGATTGCAGTTGCCAGCGTTTCTTCCTTCGCAGCCTGCTGCTCGAGCGCTTCCACAATCTTGTTGATAAAATCAAATTCGGTAGTGGGTCCAGTTACCGCTTGCTGTGCTTTTGGTTTGGCTGCTTTGGCCCCCGGTAACTGTGCTGTCCACACGTCGCCGATGCCCTTAATACTAGACTTGATGCCGTCCAGAGCCTCGCTAAACTGATACTTAAGCTCACTGGCCGCAGTTTTCCCGCCTGCCTTAAGGTCGCCCCATGCATCCCCAAAGTGCCCATGCGATATATCGGAAACAACCTTCGCTCCCGTTGCGCCAGCTATTTGCAATTCGTCGACCACAAGCACAATTGCGTCAAACAGCAGCTTGAACGGAATGATAAGCGCCTGTATGACATTTATAACTACCTTGCCAAGAGCGGCCATGTAGAAAATGAAATCCTTGATGCCGTCTTGGTTTTCCTCAAAAAAGGCCACGAATTCTTCCGCGACCGAATTCAAAGCAGGCACAAGCTGCGCCGTTAATTCATTTTCCACGCCAGAAAATGCGGCCCCCATCAGGGTCATGTTCTCTTTCAGCTTAGCACTGGCTTCCGCAGTGGGGCCGGATACCACAGCATTTAACGCCTTGAAATGCCCCTCCAGCTCGCCCGCGCGCCCGCCCAGCGCGTTCATGGCCGGTATCAATTCCGCGCCAGCCCGCCCGAATATCTTTTGTGCCTCCGCAGTCTTAAGTGGTCCATCCGGCATCTTAGCGAACGCCTTGGCCACGTCGTTGAAGATATCCACGGAATTACGCATCGTGCCATCAGTATTCTGCACTTCAATACCAAGGTCGCGGTACGCCGTCTTTGCCGTGGGGGCCGCCTGCGCACTGGCCACAGCACTGCGGCCCATGCGTTCCAGCGCCTTGCCCATTTGGTCGACGCCGATTCCCACGGTAGCGCCCACGTTTGCCAGCAGCGACAATTCCTCCACGCTGATGCCTGTGGCCTGCGAAAGCTCTTCCAGCCGCGCCGCCGTTTGCGAAAAGCTGATGGCCATTCCCAGCCCTGCCACGCCCACGGCAGCCACGGCTGCAACCGCGCCCACGGCAGCGCCCGCCACAGTGCCAAGGGAACCTCCCAGCGCCCCCAGCACATTGGATACCGGGCCAAGTGCGCCGCCGATTGCGCCGCCTAGCCCGCCGAATTGCGAACCAAGCTGCTCCACTGCGCTACCCAGCTCACTGAAGCTGCGCTTTACGTCGGACGAAAACTGCCGCGACATAAGCGTGGCTTTATCGAAGCCTTCTTTCAGGTACGCTGTGTTAACGCCCAATTCAATGAGTAGTTGGCCAAGAATGTTCGCCATGTTATCCGATGCTCCGTTTCATGAACATGTTCATCAAGTACATTTTTTGCTCCTCCGGCGTCATGCAGGTTAAGTCAGCTTCTGGCGCGCGCCAATCGGGCACGAAATCACGTGGGTCACATGGTTTGCGATTCGGGTCAGCAAACGGCGCACTGTTCAGAATCGTAGCAGCCACGATGCCCACATTTAGGCGGGCATGATTCATGGCGTCTCTTTTCCGTTTCATCAGTGCGTCGAATTCCCGCATTGTAAGCTGCCCGATTTCATCCTCGGGCAGCCGCAAATCGTACCGGGCCAGCGACCACAAATCCAGCAGCGTTAAACTGCCGCCGCTGTTTCCACTGGCCCCGGAATAGGGTCAGCCGGTTTCTCCCCGGCCTTAACCTTGGCCAGAATCACACGCAGCCTTTCGGCCTGCTCCTTGGGTAGCTGTGCAATGAATGCTTCGCCGCAAGCCTCCAACGCCAGCTTTGCCGTGCCAATGGTTAGCAACGACCGCACAGCCTTAAGCCCCTCCAGCCCCTCGTATTCGGGTTGGTATTCCTGCACGGCTGCCCAAAACAAGGCAGACGTGGTTATCACGCTGGGATTATTGAAAAAGCGCCCGGCATCCGTAAGCACGGAAAGGCCGGTCGCCTGTTCCACAAGCGCCAGCGTGTTGAAATCAAAGGAAAGTTGGAACGAAATGTCGAATTGCCCCTCGACACTGTCCACGTGTAGCAAGAACGGCACTGGTTTGGAAACGCAGCGCCGGAATGGCGTTTTTGCAGACACAGTAAAGCTCCTTTGGCCGCCGCCACTAACGGGCGGACGACGAGTGCAACGTTTGTGCGGTTGCTGCGGCTGGCCAGCCCGCCAGCCACGTCAAAGGGCAGTACCGTTTTACGAGCCAGTCGTGTAAGAAACCTGACCAGTTATTTTTATTTTCCCGCTGAGCGAACCTTCCTTGTCCACTGGCACAGTGCGGTCGATAGAAGAAACGTAACCGAGGAATGTAAAATTGCCAAGGGAGGTGGGGTAGCCCTGCGCCGCATTCGGGGGCAGCACTACCTTCCAGTTAACCAGCGTGGCCGTATTGAAGAAGCCAATCAAGGCCGCTTCAGTCACGTCGTTGGGAATCAGGTTCCCAGTGAAAGCAAGGTCGCCGGAATCGGCCAGCGTAGGCAGCCATTCGCGGAAGTTTGTCGATTGCATGTTTGTTACATCGGCAAGGTCGTACTTGCTGCCGCTGAACGAAATCGTTTTGATTTCGGAAAGCGCCACGTAAGCAACGCTCAGATTGGTCGTGTATTGTAACTGCGATGCACGACCTGCAAAAGCCTGTGAGTTTGTATAAGCCATAAATCTTCTCCTTTTTCGTGAAAATGGCGGTTCAAATATCCTCCCGCCTACTGCTTCATACTGCATTCACTGCTGGCACTGCTACAGCAACCGCACAACTTGTTCGCGCCGCCACTTATTCATTATCTACGGCGTTAATCTCGAAATCAATATGCGTGGCATAAATCGTGCCGTGTGGGATTTCCTCGATATCGTCTGCTTCCAGCACGGGCCACGCCCCCATCCATACCACTTTTGGCGGGTCGTCCGTGCTGGGCAAAGTGCCCAGCGGAATGCTTACTACAGCGTTCTTGAGCAGCTTGGCCGTTTGCTTGGCCTGCTTGTAATTCGTTCCGTAACAGGAAAAGCGCCACCTGCTTCCAAAGTATCGCTCCACGCCTTCCATCACGTAATTGTGTTCGCCGCTTATCTGCATCATCACGATATACGGCATCGTGGTTTCCGTCAGCGCAATGCTGGGGAAAATGCCCGTGGTCTTATCGCCCCGCGTACTGGCTGTGCCAAGCTGCGCGGTAAGCGGGCCATACGTCGAAAGGTACCCTTGTAAACTTTCTACTAGCATGGCGGCATCCTCTCCTTCAGTACCAGCCGCCTGTTAAGCCCGCTAGTGCAGCTCACTGGCGCAGGAATTGAAAGCGTCCTTCAGCTTTTCAATAATCCTATTCATAGCGGACACTTTGTACGATTCGAACGCCTGAGTCAAAAAAGGCTTCTTGCCCATTTTGCTGGTGCCGAATTCCAGAAACCGGGCCACGCTGGCCACGGAAATGCGTCCCACTTTACGGGTCTTGCCAGTATTGTGGAACGTCCTTACGCGGTAACCGCCGCCTTCGTCCGGGTAATCAATTTTGCCTTTCGGCCCCACGAAAGCGGAGCCGGATAGCCCATCGCTAGCAATGCGGAGCTTACTACCAATATGCTCCGCAAGAAATCCGGGTAACGGTGGCCCCTTGGGAGCCAGCAGGAACGCAGCCCGGCGAATTATGTCGCTACCAGCCCGCAGCGATGCCCGCATCCCCTTGCGGGCCAGCTTGGCCGGGAAACTTTCCAGATTCCGCTGAAGCTGGTCAAGCCCCTGCACGTTTACGCTTATTGTTTCACCGCTGAGTGCCATGTTAGTCTAGCCCCGGTGTAATCTGCCGTTGCTGTTGAACAGAATCATTGATTTCTATACAAAGCAAAATCAATAATTTGTTCCGCTCATCCGGGTTGAGACACGCTTCAATTTGGAACGTTCGATTCTGAAACCAAATCTGCATCCCAGCGTTAACTCCCGTACCTACAGACGCAGGCCCAATATTTTTCCAATTGAACGCCAAGCTGCCGCTGCCATCTGCGGTCAGATTGCCCAATGGTAGCGCCCACATTGGCGCTGTCGCGTTCGAAGTGCCGCCTGCGCCTTGCGCCTGCTGCAAGTTCCGGTTAGCGTCGACAGCCAGCGCCCCGCCTTGATATGCGAACGTGGGCTGCCAGCTTGGCGCGGCCCCAATCCAGCGGATTACAACTTGGTGGGAAACCTGCGATACGAACTCGTGCGCCGCAAATTTCTCAGTGCCGGATAAGGCTTCAATAGACGCCCAAACATTGGCGTATATCACGTCACGCGTTGTGTCGAAACCGCCCGCCGAATCCTGCACGGGCGATACCTGCACAATGTCGACTTTATGCCGCAATCGGCCAGCAAACAGCGTGGGTGTTCTTTTTTGTACGATGGCCCCAAAAGGCATTTACCGCCTCCAGTGTTCACGCGCCGCACGGACGTGCCAAACCAAGGCAGCCACGTACAGCGCAGCAAACGCAAAATGCGTCCATCCCGCCAGCCGTTCGCCAGCCTTGGAATCGTGCGTCATTGGAGCCGGGTTAGACTTGCTTGCCGGTATCGGTAACGGTAGCGACCACACGCGCCTTCAAGCCGCTGGGGCTCTGCGTGGGCACGCCGTCGTTTTCGCTGGCCTTTTGGGCAATCGTGCCGGAAACGATGGGCAAGCTGGCGGGCGACTGGGTCGGCACGCCGTTATTCTCGCTGGGCTGCGCGTCGACTGTTTTAAAGCCAGCCGCGCCCTGCGGTCCGTTATCGGCAGCGTCGCGCTGCTCAACCGAACGGTTTGCCATTCCGAAACTACGGGTCGTCATGCTCATGGTATTGCTCCTTTTTTTGTTACTATCTGTTCAAACTGGTAATGCTGAAAAACGCATCAAATTCTAGAAGTTTTTCGCGTTCAGATACGTGCCGTAGGCATGCCACGCGCAGAATGCCGCGCCGCCAGTCCAATACCATCCAAAATGGTAGTGGAACGCCCCGATGCCCATCCACACAAGCGCGCCTGCAAGCACGGGAAGGTTGATTTCAAAGTAGCGACCGTAACTGGGATGCTTCCCGTAGATGGAGCTAACTTCGAAGTTGCCGGGCTTTTGCAGCATCTTGTGTTGCGACCATCCATCAATGACTGTCATTGCGGTCATTACAGATGTCAGTAGAGCGAACAACATGTTAGTTCCTCCGTGTGCGACGCCAATGCTCCAGCGCCGCGTCGAGATGCCAAGCAAGTGCTGCGAGATACAAAGCCGCGAACGCAAAGTGCGTCCAGCCTGCAAGCTTCTCGCCGTCCTTAGAATCGTGTGCCATTTTCCTAGACTTATTCCAATCCGTAAGGCAAGGGAAAAGTCAAACCTTGTGCTGCAAGCAAAGCTATAACGCTTGCACGCATATTGCTTATGTGCCGGTTCGGCAGTATTCCCGTGTTCCACAAAGCCGCAATAGCATCCGCCATTTCTGAAATACTTATTAATGGTACAGCCCCATTCCCTTGCAACAATGCGATTGCTTGCGCAATCTGTGCAATAAGATTTCCTGAAAAAGAGGGCATACCGTAGCTAGAAGAAAAAACAACGTTTAGTGTGCCAGATCCTAAAGTCACCACTTGTAAGGCTGGCATAAATACATAAAAAGCGTTGGCCGGAGTTACTGTATAAGTGCCTGCCGATTCAGATAATGGCCCCCAATTTCCCAAAGCATCGGCAGTAACAAGCTGCGTCGACCCTATTTTGCTGACTGTTACTTGTGCGCCGGGACCGCCGGGGCCGCTGATACTTCCCGTTATTTTGCTGCCACCCGCCATTTCTTATCCTCTCGTCGGCTGATAGTCTTCCACGCGCAAATTCCACAGCAGCATTTTGACGTGATTCGGTAGCTCTTGAAAATTCCCCATCATTGCAGCTTCACGATTTTCGTACCAGTGTGCCACGCATTGCAGCATGGCCATCTTAGCTGAGGCTGGTACTAGGCTAGCATCCGCACTATATCCAGCCGTGAAGTGTATCTGCACAGCATTGGGCACGTACAGCACTGCGGGCCAGAAGCCGCCCGGAGGGCCGGGGAATAACCGTGCAGGCTCGCTCATGTTATCCGTAAGGAATGGCCCGAATTGCCACTCCGGCGGATATCCGGTGCCGGTAAATGGCGTCACAAGCGGTCCGATATTCTGCCATATCACGCCTGTGCCGTTGCCATACAGGTCGGGGATTGTTTCCGCCGTGGAGCCATTCAGACTTTTGTTCCAATTCTGTGGAGCATCTGCGTTGCTGGTTCCCGCCGTGGTGCACCGCTGCTTGTTCGCATTATTGTCCGTTACGATATCGCCAATGTTATATGCTGTTTGCGGATACCACAAGGCCGGAGCTGGAATCAAGTCGTGCCATTGCTGATCGGTTACCCACAGCAAACTGATGCTCTGCACGCTAACCAATGGAGGCCGAAACAGTTTAATCATCTGTGAATAGTTCCACAGCGTGGTGCTATACCGGGGCAGCGAATAGTACGAGGGCGGATACGCCATCTGGCTCATTACCGTATCCACGAAATATGGAAATGAATCCAGCCCTTGACGGAATCCCTTATAGCAAAAGCTGCGATTCGTGAAAGTTTCGCAGGCTTCGCGCGCCGACTGAATCAGTACTGTAAACAGAGCATCGTCATCAGTTATGCTTACACGACAAAAATCTTTCGCCATTTGCAGTGTAATGGGTTCTGCAGTCGGTTGCTTTTCCACAATCAGCGATGCCATTGTTTTCCTCTTATTGTTGTAACGTTAATGGCGTAAAGCCTAGTTGCTCTTCCGGTGCAATCGGCGTAAAGCCCACTTCCTCTTCCTGTGCTATTGGCGTAAAGCTCAATTGCTCTTCCGGTGCAAGCGGCGTAAAAGCTACAAGCTGTTCTGCTGGTTCCAAAGCCACAAATGATAGTTTAACGCCTTGCTCTGCACGTGGAATTTCTGCATTCCATAAATAGGCGGTTAATACGC